ATAACTCTTACATCTTTTCTTACTTCAGATTCAGGTATGCCTTTAGCTCTCCATTCCTCGTCATTGTTGTATTTTTCACCTGTTCTAAGGTTATAAATCTCTTCTATTATCTCTTTTGGTTCTATTACTGGAATATCTTTCATTATGTTGTTATCTCCTTTTTAATGTTTAGATAGCTAATCGCTACATCAAATGAACTTGAGTTACTTGATTGCACGGTTAGAGTATTACCACCTTCAACCACTAAAGGGTTGGTAAGTAATTCTGTTGTAGTATTAGCGGTTAAAGCTGCTGATTTTATGGCTGTGATGCTGTTGTTTGTAACTGTTACTGTAGGTGTGCCTTCTGATGTTACTAATATAGATTTAATTACATATGTTTCACTTACCAAAGGATTACCTGTGCCAAAAGGAGTTAATGCACCACCTGTTGTGCTATTATCTATACCTACAAATTTAAATTGATTAGCCATTAGTTAATAAAAAAGTTAAACGCTTCAATTTCATCTTTCAATTCTTCTTGAAACGTTGAGTTTAATTTTTCTACAATTGCATCAAGATCTCTTACTTGAGCTTCTGCAGTTTCTACATCATAGTCTCTTGATGGTCTAGTTATTACTTGTACAATTTTTGCCACTATCTTCTTCCGTCTGGTTGTGTATCTAATCTAAAAGTTCCTAATTTCCAACTTTGATTAGTGGTTGTGTTTTCTATTTTTAATGCAATCGCTCTAGCTCTTGCACGTGTATCTACTTTTTGTGTAGATGAAGTTATATCAAAAGGTCCAAGTAATGAGCTTGCAGCTGTATCATTTGGAAAGTTTCTTAAATTTAATGTTACTCTAGTTGTTCCTGTTTGTGAAATAAAATCAGGAATAAATCTTCTTATTTTCATTATAAACTCACCATCTCCTCTAAAAGTTGCAATACCTGTAGCTTGTCCTGTAGATGCTCTTTGTTGTGTAATATCAAAATCTCCAGATGTAATGTTTGCAGTAATTGCAGTTGCAGCTCCACCTTTAATTTGATCTGTCCCTGTTTCGTGTTCATAGTATGTTGTTCTACCTTCTGTGTTGCCTACAACATCAAAAGATGTATCTGTATCTGCATCGTATTCTGTTGCATGTGGTAACCCAAAGACAGCAGAATCTTGCCACATAGTTCTAGCTAATGTACCTACAGTCCATACAGGTCTCTGTGGTGATGAATCAAAGTAGTTGTACGTAACTTGTCTATTAACTACAGATGATCCTACTGTTGGATAAAACCACATAACTTCACCAAACAAATTATTTAATCCTGCTGATACCATTTGATTACCAGACTCTAAATTTATATTATCATACACATGGTCTTCTACCAAACAAGGTAATGATTCTAGTTTACCAGCATATCTAAAGAAACCATTCTCTGACATCCAATATGCAGCACCATCAACCTCAACACATGCATTCTGTCCAACAAGTCCACAGTTAGTTCCAACTTGTGCAAATGCAAACGTAAAGGGTTGACCAACAAAACGTTGTGTAAATAATGCTGTATCAGTCCAAACATAGATTGCATCTCTACCTCTAATTGCTCCTCTGATCTGTGATCCATCGGCCAGTCTTTGTGTACCAGCTGTATTGGTTGCTGTAGGTGTATATGTATTTATATCTTCTTGATCAGAGAATCTTACAAACATATCATCTTGTGTAGATGTATCACCTATTGTTGTTTCTGTTCCAAAAAATACTAAGTGACGATCCGGTGTGGATACTAACATATGACGTGACGCTGTTGGTGCACCAGATATAATTGTTGCTCTTGTTTCTGTTGCATTTGATAAAGATGAGTCCCATTCAAACACAGCACTATCATGTATTAAACATATAGCTTTGTCACCAAAATTATCTAATGACCACATACCTGGTTCCAATACTAAGTCACCAGATGCTGCTTCACCCCAAGCAACAAAATTACTTGCATTAGTTACTGTGTCTCCAGCCCCATGTGAACTAGGTGATGTACCTCTAACATCTCTAGTTACACCTGTTAATTCATTAGATGAACTAATACCTGTGTAAGATATTTCTTCACTTCCTATCTGCACAAAATTAGTACCTGTGCTTGAAAACTGTGAAGGATCAGCTAATATAATACCGGTTGTTTGAGAAGAATTTATTGCACCAGATAAAGTTGTAGTAAATGCTCCAACTTCTTCTCCACCCCAAGATCCTAGCCCCCAACCAAAACCTTTTGCTTGTACAGCTGGACCAACAGTATAATAATGTTGAACACGTATACCACCTGATGTTGTTGCACCAGATCCAGATTCATTAGAAGGCATAGTAATTGTAATAGTTGTGCTTGATGGTACAGATGTTACCATAAATTTTTTGTTATTAAAATCAGATGCACTGAAATTAGAATTAGTTATAGTAGAAAAATTATCTAATAATACAATATCAGATGCATTAATACCATGATCTCCACTAAATGTTATAGTGACTGTGGGTTGTCCGTTAGTCGTGCTAAATGCATTTGAAAGTGTGTTTGTAGATTTAATAGGATGTATGTCATAATATACACCACCTGAGTATGCATATAAAATTCTGTTTGTACCAATGATAGCATATTTTCTACCTAGACTATTTACATAATGATGAAGTCCACGACCTGCACCTGTTAAATTACTTTCTCCTAATTGCTTCCAACCACCTATTTTTTCAGGTGTGCCATATCTAAATCTAACATTATCACAATCAATCCACTGTCCCTCTGCTCCTGTGGGTGTGATTTGTTTGTTAATACCTGGCTGAAAACCTATCTTTTGTAGCATAATAAATCCATTTATAGCAAATTTATTACTTATTTAACAGAATAAAAGCACGGGGGTGTGGTGTGGTGGTGCCCCCGTACCAGTCTTTTTTATAGACTATTTTTTAGAATTAGTCAACTTAGTTCCTTTAAACCATGCAGGGATACCTATCATAGGTCTTTTATCTAAAGCATTTTCTTTTGCCATTTTAGACCCTGCTTTATTATAATGTAAAAATACTTGCCCACAATCTTTACCTTTAAATTCATCTCGCCAATGTTCTAGATCACAACCAGAATATATAAGCATGTCTCCTGGTTTTAAATCTACTTTAATACCTGCTTGACCTTTTCCGCCTGTTGGATCAAGATAGATTGGCCATGGATCGCCACCTAAATTTAATGTTGTAGATATTTCACATGAATATCTATCTTTGTGACGAGCTAAGATATCACCGTTTTTATATATTCTTGCGTAGGAATAAGTTTCACTTAATTTTAACCCTGTATGTTTTTCCATAACAGGTTTGACTTCAGTCAACAAAGTTTCCATTGCAATGTCACTGTAGTGTGAATAAGTGTTTGGTACTTGATCATCGTTCCATATACCCCAATATTCTGTAAATGGTGATATATACCTTGAATCAAATAAAACTCTTGCAACATTTCTTTTGTTTTTAAAATATTTATATACAAAGTCTGCTAACTCTTTTGAGATAGCTCCTTTTAAAACACTATATTTATTTTTTTTAAACGACATTTAATACTCCTTTTGGTATTGCTTGGCAGTTCCAATGTATAAATCTAAATGGACTATAGCCCATGTCCACAATATATTGATGAGGTAAATAAGATGGAAAAAATATTATTCTACCTGGTGTTACTTTATAATTAATTTGTGAAGATGCATAAGTTACTTTTGTTTTATCTTTTTCAGGTAAAAGATTCATTACATTACCTGGTCTTGGATCTTCAAACATAGGTAAAGATGTAGACTCATCTGCTTTTAAAAAATAAAAACCAGACATGTGACCATTCCAATGTGTATGTAAAGTATGATGTCCCCCACCTTTTTTTGCAAACTCTTGTACCCACATTTCTGTAATAAAAACTTGATAGTTTGTTAAATCAAAACCCATCTCTAGTAATAGATTATGTGCGGTCGCACCGATATAATACTGTAACTCTTTAAACTTAGGATCACCAATTAATGATGTTGAATGAAATACGTGACCCATATCACCTTTATTACCAAACTTTTTATTACGTTCATCAATGGCTGGTTTTAAATTTTTCTTAGACGCTTCAATATAAGGATCTGATGCTTTGTTTAATTTATCAACAAAACTAGGTTCATCGGCAAACCATATTGGTGATGCAAAATATTGTTCTAATTGTAATTGTTTTGGAAAAGATGGTTTAACATCTTTTTGTTTTTTAACTTTTGTTTTTTTCTTTTTCATATTCTCCTTTATTTAAATGGCCACCCTAAATTCCAAATCACCAAACTGTTACGTTCTCCACTTTTAACTGGACACACTCTATGCCACACAAATGAAGGAAATACAACTAAAGACCCTTTAGGTAATATTTCTTTACATTTTACAGGTTTTCTTTTTTTATCAGGATCTAGATTTCTAAAATCAAATTCTAACTCACCACCTTTATAATCTTTAGGATCTGATAATGTTACTGTTACAGATAACTTTCTTATCTTACCATGTGTGGGATCGTTAGGTTGTTGTCTTTGATAAGGTTTATCCCAACTATCACAATGCCAATCGTAGTATTGACCTTTTTTATATTTTGTAAACTGACAAGACTCAGAAAAATCCCATTCAAAGTTCCAACCT